TAAATTTATATTTCATATTATTCTATCCATTCTTTAGGGAGCGTATGCTCACTATACCATTTAAAATTATTAGTCTCTGCCCATTCAGCATGACTTCTTTTTGTACCATCTTTTCTTCTTTTTGCCTGTGGCATAGGAGAACTAGGACTAGAAAACAAAAAGACTAACTCTTGATTAGGCTTTAAAGACTTTCTTATCCAAACATACTTGTTGTATTCTTGGTAATCCCAGAACCTACCTTTGGCTTCTAGTAGGTATTCTACACCATCAATTGTCTGTGTAAAGTCCGGTTCGTATTTATGTTCGACAATATAATTAATTTTGTCTGAATGATGGTTCCAAGACTTTAAAACAGAGTTGTGTAGTTGATATTCCCACCCAGAGTCATAGCCTTTAGGAACATCTTTTTCAACCGGTCTAATCTTACGTGGTTTTCTATAACCTCTCTTCACTTTGAAAATCCTTTAAAGTTACAGAGTCTATATCTTTGTTTATCTTTTTTAGTTTTTGATAAAACCATCTTTCAGAAAACGCTGAGAGCATAAACTTTCGATTAGCGTAAACATACTTTTGCTCTGGCATATAATCTTGAAACGTATCTATATTAACTTTCTTTCCTTCTTCATCAGGAATAAGAGATTTAATCCAGTCTACTGTAAGTTCTTTTGCTTTTTGTCTATACTTTTTTGCTACTTTATTATTCATATTATTTCAGCTACATTTGGTAGTTTTTCTACATGAGTTAAATAGACTTTACCTTTTGCATAATCAAAAGTTCGTAAACCTTTTCCATCATTTGTATCTTTGTGACATTCGAACTTGTGAGGACACCATGTACAATCTCTCGGTAGTTTCATGTTCCCTGATACTCCATCTGGAATAGGCTGATAACAATACTCTGGTGGTGTCTTTCTCTTCATAGCCTGTTTAACTTCTTTTATTCTATGAGTTATATTTGGCTTTTCTAAATCATCAGGAATAAAAACAGTAAGCTCTCCTGTTTCTTTATTCATTACTAAGAACCCACCCTTGTTTGTTTTCTCTGCTTTCTCATAGCCGGCTAACTGCGATAAGTAACCAAAGGAGTCATGTTGAGCTAATGTACCATCTTTAAACTTTTTAAATGCATAGCCAGAGGCAGTCTTAACATCTATGACTTCACCATCTATCACGCTATCCATATGTCCTTTTATACCTGACACAGTAACTTCTTTTTGTTCTGACTGAACAACGTGTCCGGATAACCTAACAAAAAACAAAAGTAAAACCTCAAGTAAATGACCATATAAAAACTTGATATAAGTAGGAGCATCTATTTGTTCTTTATCCTGCTCGGTGTTCAAGTCATACCATAGTCTACGTAAAGGTCTACCAATGTTAGACATACGTAATCCATTCTTAGGTCTATCTACAGGAGTTGCCCAATGTCTAAGAGCATCTTCCATATCTCTTCCAAACTCCTCGTACATTCGTTCCGGAATATCAATAGCTTCATCATCATTCAGAACTTCTATAACTTCGTATATATCCTGTACAAGAGTATCTAAAGTTTTATTATTCTTCATCCTTGATTTCCTTAAATGCTTTTATAACGTCAGTAGAAAAAAGCTTTTGTAAATTTACTAAGTACATTCTACTGGCGTTGCCATCTCCACCTGATACAGTTTTAAACGTATCAAGTTTATCGACTATCTTTTTAAGTGTATCTGTTTTAAATACTAAGGTGCAGTACTCTTCGTCACCTATGCACAGGTTATGAAACCAGTAGTCAGACTCTGTAGCTCTTATGCCCGAAGGCTTGTTCCAACACTCATACTCGATGCAGATATTACCTGTGTTCTGCCATATATCTCTTTCTGATTTTACTTCTACTTTTTTATTAGTTAGCATGTCTGCTATCTTTTCTTCTCTTATTTCTCCATAAGTTAAATCAAGGTCAAACTTCTTTCTGTTTTCTTTAGTGGGTTTCATTCCAACTATCTCCTATTTTGTACTCACCGGTAAGTGGGCATCTTAGGTTGTACTCTTTAGATGCTTGTTCTATGCACCTAACTGCTAGGGCTCCTACATGTTCGGCTTGTTTCTCTGGGACCTCTACTTGCCATTCATCATGAATATTACCTACTATTTTTGCAGGTATAGTTTGTAATCTTAACAGGTTGTCAAATAGAATCAAGGCTTTTTTCATAACAATTGCACCGCCACCTTGAAGTAAAGTATTTAGTGCAGCATGTTTGTGTCTTAACCATATCTTCCTTCCATCTAATCCTTTTAAATATCCTTTCGTAGCTGCTCTGTCAACTCGTTCTTTAAGAGACCTAAATGAAGGCTGACTATCGAGGAAAGATTCTCTAAGTCGTTTACCATCTGCTCTGCTTCCTTGCACGATTGAACCAAGCTTTTCATCTCCTGCTCCGTAAATGAGTGCATAGATGAATGTCTTTGCCTTATCTCTTGATTCAAGTCCTGCAGATTTTTGGTTAGTTGTATGTATATCTCCGTTGATAATTTCATTAATATATTCCTCGTTAGCCATATAGTGTGCTAACATTCTTAGTTCTAATCCACTTGCATCTATACCTACAAGTTTGTGACCTTCTGCTACTGTCCAACATGCTCTACAATCATCACCAAAAGGAGAATATACTCCGGGAACTTGAGCCATGTTTGGATTTCTATGAGACATTCTTCCGGTTATAGCTCCGGTTGAGATAACCGCTCCATGCACACGTCCATCTTCTTCAACTGCTTCTACCCAAGATTTAACTTGAGCTAGTCGCTTTTGATACAGTAAAAAGTCAGCGATAAGTTTTGCTTCTTTTATATGTGTGATTTTCTTTAAAGTATTTTCATCTACAATTGGTTGACCTGTAGGAGTAAACCTTGAGGGTTTCCACCCAAAGTCAATTAAGTATTCTCCTATTTGTTTACGAGAACCTAGATTAAATTCTTGTAAATGTTTTCTCATAAAAGGTTTTATATTTTTTGTAGCTACTCTTTCATTGTATTCTTCTTCACTAAGACCTACTTTTGAAAGAGTCCCATCTGCTTTTAGTTTAGGTGTAACTAATTTATCATCTACCCATTTAGGTTTAAATGTTGCATGTACTTCTTCCACAGTTTCTTTTATCTTACAATTTAAGTCAGCTAATAAAAGACTTGCTTTTTGTTCATCAAATAAAAATCCATTCTCTTCTTGTTGTTTTAGAATGTGGGTGACTTGATGTTCTAACTTTATACTATCCATAGAAAAGCCCACAGATTCTTTTTTAAGATGGTCAAATAATAATTTATTTAGTACCACATCTTGAATACAATATTTAAGAGTATCTTTTGTGTAGGTAGTAAAGTCTTCTGGAGGAGCGGACTTGGCGACTCCTAGTTTATTACCCCACACCTCAAGCGAATGACCTTTTTCTCTCACAGGATTTAAGAGTCTAGAAAGCACTAGGGTATCTATAACTTTATCTTTATGCCACAGATTAACACCATGTAGTCTTTTTATCACCGGTATATCAAACCCAATAATATTATGACCAATGAGTTTATCTGCCTTAGATAAAAAAGATATACCCTCGTCAATAGTTCCATCTATTATATCGAAGGTATATTGCTTATCATTTTCATCTATAGCTACAATACAATGTACCTCAGTTGGAGTCAAAGAGTCGGCTTCTATATCAAATACTAATTGCATAGTTAAAATGGAACGTCCATGTCTGTTAATTCTGTATTAAGAAGTTCTTTATCTTCGTATTCAGATAACCTTCCAGTATCTTTATCATACACTAAAGATGTAGCCAAGCCAACATCCCCTGTGTATCTTGATTTAAGAATACGAAGTCTTGTGGTGCGAGCCTCAAGTTCATCTTCTGACTGTTGATTTCTCTCTAGAGCAATGACACAATCAGATAATTGAGCAATAGCATTGGACCCACGAAGATGTGATAAACTAACGCTTACTCCATTTTCGTGTCCTTTATCTCCGGATACCCTACGCAAGTGGGATACCAAGATGATACCTGCACCTGTTTCCTCAACCAGACTTCGCAACCTAGTCATTATAGAATCAATTGCTCTACGTTCATCACCCTCTGTCGTAGCTGATACAAGCATGTGGAGGTGGTCTACGACTACCCAACGACAATCACAACCAACAATCAGATAACGAAGTTTAGAGAATATATCTTCTATATCATTCGTGCCAAAGTGAGCATGAATAAATACTCTATCGGAACCAAAGGTCTTATCAAACATACGCACTAAGGCATCTTCTTCGTAACTCTCTCTAATGTGGTCAATGTAGAGTCGAGCATCAGCTTCAATAGATAAAATACCATCGACTGTCCTTCGCCAATCCTCTTCAAGGGCTATTATACCCACGTTATCGTTGGTTTTATTTATAAGCCAATGCTCTAGTTCTCTAGTTACTGACGACTTACCCAAGCCTGTACCGCCTGTTAAAGTCATTAGTTCGCCTTGACGAAGACCAACAAGTTTCTTGTTTAGTCCATGCCAAGGATAAGGTACACTCTCTTTCTTTTCACGTTCTAAAAAAGAATTTTTCTTGTCAGACACTCGGATAATACCACTTGGAGTATATACCTTTGCGTCCCACCAAGCTCTAGTAAAATCACTATGTAAGTTTTTTCTAAGCATGTCGTTGGCATCTTTGTACCCATTAGGAATGGTAGCAATACGAGCTTTACGTGGCTTAATTATACTAGCAACTTTACGTGCAGCTTCTTTTCCTTGTTTATCATTATCAAAACAAATGACTACATTCTCAAAGCTTTCAACATATTCAATGTTATCTTTAATGTCCCGGACTGCTCCTTGAGCTCCATTCTTGATTGATACTACTGCCCACTTAGAACCAAGAAGTTCATAAGCTGCCATAGCATCACATTCCCCTTCAACGATAGTAAGATACTTCCCACCCTCTTTGAAAAGCTGTTGTCCAAACAAACTTGCACCTGTCATGGTCCCTTCAAACTTAAAGTGTTTATCCTTTATGTAGCGGACCTTCGTGCCAACTTGTTCGTTGTTTATATGGTATGGGTATCTGTGTTGAGCTATCTCGCCTTGAGCGTTGTAGATAACTTTAACTCCATACTTTAATGCAGTGTCTTTAGAGATACTCCTATCTGATAGTGGAGCGTAAATTCCATTATCAAAAGTTTCTTTTTGTGGTGGTATAGGTGTTCTAGTCATAGGCTTAAAACTACTTTCTTGATTTTTTGGTGTAAATTTACCACATGAAAAACATTTAGTGGACCCATCTTTATTAACTGCAAGTGCATCACTACTACCACAATCAGGGCAGGGTTGATGTACTTTAACAAAATTTGGATTAGTATTCATATTGTGCATAAAAAAAGCTAGGTGTCTCATGCACAGAAAGACAACCTAGCTATATTAATATTCTCTAACTATCTTCGTCTGTGTTCTCAGAGTCGTTAGGTTGTTCAGGTGCATCAGCACTATAGATTTCTACGATTCTACCTTCAAAGAAATTAATACCTGCCTGTAACTCTTCCAAGTCAAGAACAGCATTAACTTTCTTTTGGTTTAATCTCTGCAATCTTCCGAAGACTTGTTGACCTTCTTCCGGTAAATCTTCTACAAAGACTTGCACATCACCTATAGTAATGAAAGGTTTATTAGAGTCATTCATGACTGACATTTCCTCTGTCATTTAAAACTCTTCCCCATCACCAAATGGATTTAATTCATCACCATCTTGTGATTTCATAGGGACTAAATCTAAAACCTGCATAGCCTGAAAGTCTAAGCTAATACCTGATTTCCCTGCGTATTCCCAAGGATACTCATTGTATTGAACTCTAACTTCGGAGCCATTACCTACAGTAACATCCATAGGTTCTTTAGATTTATTAAAAAGTTTAGGAGCAGAACGTGGTCCATTCTTTCCATTTACTTTTCTTTTTATTGTGACAGCTTTACCTATATATTGAGGATTACCATCATCATCTTTCAAACTAAAGTCCTTAACTCTAATTCCTCTTGATTGAAAGTCTTGAGCATCTTCTTCACTAATTACTAGGTCCACTGTGTAGACTGGTTCAAAAGTGGTATTGGGAACTGTGACGCTCGCCCAATACGCTTTACCATTTGCAACTGCCATATATTTTCTCCTTATAGCGTTTATAGTTAATGTTGCTTATTATACTCGCTCCTTCTATGGGAGTCAAGTATATTTTCAAAAAAGTTTAAAACTTTTGTTGAAACTGTTTGTTCATCAAAATGAACTAAAAATTTATTCTCGTCAACAAACTCGTTCATAAAACTAGATTTAGTTTCGTACAACTCCTTCCCATTCTCTAATGTAAAGTCTTGCCATGAACGAAATTGTTCTTCATTAAGTTTGTGTGTTGTCATGTTTATCCTTTTAATAATTTAATTGGTATTCTACATCCTTCTTTGTCTTGTTTCAGTGTAAAAGAATTTAAATACTTTTCAATTGCTTTTTGTAGTTTAAGAGGCACAGTTTTGTTAAACTCT